GAATTTGGCGCTGCTCCGAATTTGACGGCGGTTTAAGTTTATTTTGCATTTTGATGCAAGGATTTGGCAGTCAATCACGCTATCTTTGCCGACGGTATATGCCCGGTGACGGCGCCATTGAGAATTTTATATCACTGTCCAACCACCTGAAAAGACCACAGAATGAAAAAGAAAGGGAGCAAGTCAGATTTTACCCGGCAGCGTGACCGGGAACTTTATGCGCATTTCATGGATATATTGTCTGAATCACGCGGCGTAACGTTGGGAGAGATGTTTGCCATGGCCGCACGCCGCCCCGCCTCCCGCTTCTGGGTCAGCGAAACGCGCGCCGCCATTGTCATCGGTGCCATGATGCGTGGCGAAGACACAGCTCTTCTTGACAATATGTATGCCGAACGTCGTGCCATGTATGAGGAACTCTTCCGTCGTGTCTGCGCCAGAATGGAGGCCGATCCCGGTCTCTGCATGACCCGTGCAGTCGATGAAGTTGTCTGTGAGCCCGCTCCCCGCTTCTACATCACCGACAAGTCTGCCAAAGTGATAATATACCGCATCCGGCGGCGTATCCGTCTTGAACGTAATCTTAAAGCACTCCGTACCCGATAATGACCTATGACCGTTATGACCGACCCTATTGCCGAGATTCTTGAAGAGAATGAACGCCGCAATGCGTTAAATTCCAGAAAATTCGATCCTGTCAGCGGTGAAGGCTCCACAGGCGGGAGATTCCTGTTTGCCGTGAAGGGTCTTCCCGAGGCATGGTTGCCCGAATCCATGCGGTGTGAGAGGGAAGTGGAGGAACTTGCCGCCTGCGGAGACACCGACACATATCTTGCGCGACAATTGCGGCGCACCCCCGTGCAAAGAGACCGCGAACGGCTTGCCGCGCGGTTCGACCGGTTGCGGATGCGGCACGATTTTCCGTATTGGGCCGCCACGCGTGCCTATATCAAGAACAAGCGCGGGGGCGACGATGTGCTCTTTATCCTAAACCGTCCGCAACGTAAATTTGTAGAGACTCTCGAATCCATGAGACTCGCCGGGCACCCCATACGCCTTATCCTGCTGAAGGCGAGACAATGGGGCGGAAGAACCCAGTAACATCTACTCATATATTTGAAATTTTTGATTAACTTTGCACTATGGAAAAGAAAGTTATAGCAATAATACGAACTTCTACCACTCAGCAAGAGATAGATAGCCAAAGAAAAGAAGTGCTGTCTATGGCTATTGCTGATGGCTACTCTATTGATGAGATTGAAGTAGTTGGTAGAGCTGGAGCATCTGCTATTAAAGTGGATGAAGCCTATCAAGAGAATATGAATAGAGTGTATGAGCTTATAGATACCATTCCAACTATAGAAGCTGTTTATGCGTGGGCGATTGACCGAATAGGCAGGAATGAGGAAATACTGATGAAGCTAAAAAATACTCTTATCAATAAGAAGATACAACTAGTTATAAAGAATCCTTCATTAAGACTTCTAGAAGCTAATGGTGATGTAAATGCTGGTGTAGAGCTTGCATTTAGTCTATTCGCTACTATGGCAAAGCAGGAAATGGAGCAAAAGAAAGCCAGATTTAACAGAGCCAGAAAGCGTAATGATGAGAAGGGGAAATATAACGGTGGCTATGTCGCTTATGGCTATATGGTTAAAGATGGGTATATAGTAATCAATGAAGAGGAAGCTAAGATAGTAAGGCTTATCTTTACTGAGCTGGCTAGCGGTAAATATAGCTGTGATGGACTAGCAAGAGAATTGCAGGATAGAGGTATTAAGTTCAAGGGTAAAAAGATGCTCTTTTCTAATGTTAGGGGTATCTTAAAGAATAAGATATATTGTGGTGAACAGCTTAATACTGCTGGCTCTGTTAGGAATGTGCCACAGATAGTAAGTAAGGAGCTATATGATAAAGCTACTGCTGCTATATCTGCTAACAATCCGTCTAAAACTAATGCTTATACCAATCGGAATCTATTGGGATTAAGGCTTATTAAATGCCCTTATTGCGGATGCCATTTCTCGGTAGCAGCCAAACTATACCAGTGCCATAACCACAATAGGAACTATTACGATAGTAGGCAGGGGTTTGAGAAATGCCCTAATGGTATATCTATTGGAGTGGCTAACTTAGATAGGCTTCTGTGGTATGCAGCAGCTACAGTACACTTTGAGTATCTTAAACAACTGACCGGGCAAAGGGATGAAGAGATAGATAGTAAGGTAGAAGTGCTTAATCAGAAAATACAGCATCTACAGAGTGAGATAGATTCTCTAGCAGATAAACGCAAAAGGATTAATCTAGTGTTTATGGATGGTGATTTATCTGAGAAGGAGAGGGATGAAAGACTATCCAAACTCCTAAAGGATAATGAGAAGTATGCAGTCCAGATTAGAGAGTTTGAGGAAGAGATAGGTAAACTCATTGCCTTAAAGGAAGGTGATGTAGGTGATGAAATAGTGTTTGAGAACTTCCGTAGTTTAATGATGCTAGATGATAAGGAACTTCAATGTAAGATAGCACGAAAGCATATTAAGGACATACAACTAGAGAAAGCTGAGTATGCTCCTTATAAGAGAGTGCTTAGGATTACTATACAGTTCTATAATCATTCTGATATGCAGTATCTGTATTTGGCTAAAAGCATAGGTGAGTTTTTCCCTATAATAAATGGTGCTGTAGAAAAAGATATTAATGGCAATCTAAAAGCTATCCCTAACCTAGAGAAACAAAGAAAACTGATAGGTAAAGAAGTGTTGTCTTATTATAGGATGATACCCGAATTGATAGCTGTGAAAGAGTCTGGAGATAAAGAAGCTATAGCTATCCTAAAAGAAAAGTATGGAGTATCTAGAAGAGATTTAGCATTTCTCCTAAGTGCTGCTACAAGATTTGCTATACCTACAGCAGATGAAGCTCTATGCAGAATGGCAGAGCGGCTACAGAATAGCGGTTTAATAATCTCTATGGATAGTGCTGCAATACCAGTATAGACAGACTTATATTTGTGCCTTATTTAAGTGATACATAGATAGATTGTGTATGCTAGTTATATTGTGCGAGTGTAGTTATATCTTATAACACAGATAGTTCTAGAGGTAAAAGAATAATGTTGTAATAGTATCTGCTCTTAGAATAACTAGGGTGGGGATTCTGAGCTTTATAGGGGTATGGGGTAAAATTTTAGGGGTAAGAGCCTTCTAACCACACCCCCCTGACTTTTTCACGGTTTTAGATTTTCAAATTTCTAAAACCAATAAAAAAAGAAGCTGTACCAAAAATTTCAATTCTGGTGCAGCTTCTTGTATGTGGGGGTAAAAGAGGCTTACAGGCTTTCTTGGGGTTGAACAATCACTACAGCTATAGAGAATTGGGGAATAGCTCCATACTCACTATACATTTCTGGCTGACCCGTTTCAGAGCCTATATCAAGAGTTTTTTTAATCTCAATCTCTATGATGTTGCCGTTTGATGATTTCCAAAGTATGCGGTCTTCTCTATCTAGGTGTGGAGTGCCATACTTAGCAACCAAATCAGACTTCAGCGAAGAAAGAACTTGATTAACTTTATAACGATTATTTGCTAACCATTGCTCTGCCTGCTTGTATGTTAGATGTGTTGTAAAAGCATCTTCATATTGAATAGCTTTATTAAACACAACCATTTTGAATTGGTCTTTGTCAAAGAAGAAACAGCATCCGTCAAAATTCTCTGAAGCAAATCTTACAGACCCTTCTAATACTATGTTTGTTGGTGATTTGTGTATATCAGAACTTTTAACACCGCGAGAAATTAGCTTCTGCGAAACGGTATTCATTGAGGAATTAAAGTCAATTCCCCAAATACCAGTTATTTGGCTCTGAGCAAAACCAGTTAAACAAGTAGAGAATAGAAGTATTGCTAATAGGATTCTGAACTTCATTGAATTAGAAGTAAACCTTTAGGCTGCTAGTCTGATAGCCGTTTGAGATACTGAGAGTGGCGGTATAGTCAAATTCTCTAGCAAGCTCCGAGCCGTCGAAGGAAGAGTTGGTTTTGCGGATACTGCAATTAGGCAGAGAGTGCCATTGCTCTTGACCCACATAGTCTTTACCAGTGGAATAAGCTGTAACAAAGCTACCGCTTACCTTGATTTTAATTCTCACTAGCTGACCGCCATTAACGTAATAGGCGGTTACTACTCGCTCTTGATTGTAGTTCTGAGCGAGCAACTTGGAATCATCATACTGGGGTGATTCCGTGGCGAAGGCTGCAAAAGAGCAGATTAGCAACCCTGCCACTAAAAGCATCTTTTTCATTGCTCTTTGTGTTTGGTCGTTCCGCAATCCCAATGAAACAGTTACTATTTAGAGATAAAAAAGGTGTGGGATTGTACTCGCTTTATCCAGTGATAGGCTTCTAGCATTGCCTTAGATAGTGATAAAACAGCAAACCCACACCGATGAAGCTATATAGATACCCCTAGTGGGGTAGGTACAAGCTACCGATGCAGGTGCTATTTGCCTTATCTTACTATCTATGAGGAAATTTTGCTAGAATTTATCACAGAAGATAACTCAAATAACACCTTTTCAGATGTAAAGAGCCAACTCTTCGGCTCTATTTTCAAGTGCAAAGGTACTAAAAATCTCTGAATTATAGGGTAATTAGCTGATAAAAATAGCCAATCCAACTAAATGGACTGGCTATAATTTTATTGAATTATGATTTGGCAGATGCCTTCTACAGATATACTATCTAATCCGGCTTCTAATATCTTACTGTATTGCTCTGCTGTTATCTGATAAATGCTGTAAGCATCATAGTAAGTAGTTTTATTCTCCTTTACTGAGGTGTTTACTGTGGTGTAATTGCCTACTGTAGTGATTCTAGCGGAAACTGTATAAGTACCATTCTTATAAGTCCCCTTCTCTATATTTAAGAACTTTGTAGGTGTTACTGTAAAGCTATCTCCGTTTTTCAGAGTGATATTCAGATTATCTTTACCCTTCTTATAGAAGTATGTAACATTAATGCTTATAAAGTGATTATCATACTTATCTACTGCTAAATACATATCTCTTTCTACTACATTATAATAAGGACTAGAAGTAGGTTGTATAACTAGCTCTGCTACTATCTGAGATTCTACTGGGTTCTTATAATCGGACTTAGCAAAAGCTATGCCGAATCCGATTATAAGTGCTATTAGTATTGCTGCTATCCGTTTCATATAAAGGGGAAGATTATAGTGAATAGAAGTATAACTATCATCCCTAAAAGGAATAAATCAGCTCCTTTAAGCATTGGCTTATCTTCTGTTATATTGCTCTTTGTTTTCTTATAAAAGAGATAAGTAAGTAGTAGGAATATGGGGAGTAAAATTAGTGTTATCATATCGGTTAAAATATTAAGGTTAAGACAATTAAAACAAGTATATCAAATATCTATCCATTCTGGCTAACTTCCATCTTTAAGGCTTTTATTTCATCCTGCTCCTTTTGTCTTAGATAATCGGTAATAAATAATCTGATTACTGCTAGTACAAGCAGGACTATTAGAATTATGTGTATTACTGTTAGTATCATTGTTTATTAAGTTTATTAGCGTTATACCATTTATTATCTATTCTGACTAGTTTAGCAGCATATTCTTTAGGTATGAGTAGTATTCTCTTCTCTGTTTTACCCTAGAATACTGCTGTAGTCTTATTGGCATAAGTGGAAGTAACTATTACTTTGCCCTTCTTAATGCCTTCTGCAATCTTTCTAAGTGGAAAGATATACACTGTATCTTCACCAAAGAAGTTAACATAGTATATCTACTCAAACTCATTATCTTTCAATCTCTACCAGAGAGCCTTAAACTTATACACTTCCATCATATAAGTAGGGTAACTCTCAAACTATTTATCTCTCTTCTTTATCTCTACTCCAGTGTACTTCTCTTTAATGGTAAAGAACATATCTAGAGTATCATATTTCTCTGTAGCTTCCTAATAATCGGAAACCTAGAGCTACTGTAATATTGTTGTGAATAAGGCTCTACCAGTCTATTCTGCTTTATCAAATTTATCCATTTTATTCTCTCAGTTTTATCTAGCTTCATTCTCATTATCATCATACATTTAGCTTTTAACATCATCATAAGCTATTAAAGGTTAGTTATTTCATTGTAAAGGGTTGAAATCTTATCTTCTAAGAATAGCAGGGATTCAGTAAACAGTATCTTATTCCCTGCTAATCCATTAAAGTAATCTATAATCTAAGTCTGCTTCTAAAGATTAGGTATCGGTTCATTATTCACACACATAGCAAGTAATCTCTATCCTTTTTGAATCTCATTCACTAGAGCAACCTAACTATATTTCTCTACTAAGTATATCATCCGAACACTATTTTACTTCTGTATATTTCATATCCCCTAGTAGGTTTACCATCTATACGCTTTACTGTTGCTTTGCAATCAAAATACTTTTCAATCTCAGAAGCCTTAACAGTTCTATCTAAGCCTACTGTAGAATATGCTTCTGCTATTGCTGTTTGGATTGAAGGTGTAGCATTGAATCCTACTGTTACTCTATCTTTAAGTATCATAGCTGCTTTATTCTCTTTGCTCTTATCAGCATCCAGATTTACTATAGCTGCTTGAATATCTTTCTTAATATACTTCAAACTCTTTACCCTATCTGCTCCTAAGAGGTTATAAGCATCTTTTATAAGAGGTTGTACCTTTATAAGATTCTCTGCTTCACTGCTCAATGTAAAAGGCTGATTCTTTAGTTCTACATACTTTAAGAAGGCTTCTTTGAAGCTCATTTTTTTAGACTTATTACTAATAGTACCATCTAGCTTTTCATATTCTGGACTATTGGTTATTATTCCGTTTTGGCTGTAGTGTTTCATTATTGAGATTCCGTTTTTATAAATACTTTGCTCTAGCTTAAAGGTGAATAAGTCCAATTTAATAAGCATATCATTAATGTAATAGCTTCCATCTTCATCCTTCATAACATACTCTTTATTAAGGAACTTTTCAGCAGACTTTCTAGCCTTATCACTCTTATTAACTAGCTCTATAATCTCCTTAGCTCCTTCTAAATCTTCATAAGTTCTTTGTACCATATCAGTATAGCTAATCTCTAAGTCTATATCTCTTTTACCAGTAGCATTAAATATGTGTACTATCATATCTCTAAAGGGATTGGTAGCCGTTCTAATCCTTCCTGCTATCTGGTAAATATCGGTGCTAATATCAAGTAAGGTATTGCTGTTACTGCTATTGCTCACTACATAGCATATAGCCGAATCAGAGAAGTAATCAGCACCTTCAAATGATTTGCTAGTAATGAAGGTGAATCTTTTGTTTTCGCTTCTGCTGTTGCTTATATCATATCCGGCTAGCTTCTTTCTGTTGGATTCAGTATCAGCACATACTATCTTAACTTCATCCCTGCTAAGATTACAATACTGTAGTATAGCAGCTATATCTGTTACTGAATTGATGAAAAAGAAGGCTTCATAGCTCTTTAATTCTCCTACTGTAACATATCCATCATTCTTATAAGCATCTATAATATTGGCAGCTTTAAGATATGGTTTGTTAGTCCTTTGTAAGTTCACTTTTAATACTTCAACATCATCCCAATCAGCTATAACATCCTCAATCCCTTCTAATGCTTTAGGCTTAAATTCTGGACTGATTGGAGTGGCTGACATAAAGCAGTAGCTTCTGTAAGATTTGAAGCTGTTTAATACTCCATCTATGGCAGCTCTTCTATAACTGTAAGCCTTCAGTAGTATGTGGTATTCATCTACAAGCAATCTATATTCTGAAGGATTTAGATACTCTTCCAATTTGGGTAGCTTATCATAAGTACACATAATCTTTTTAATGCCAGAAGTGGCTAAATACTCTTTAAGCTCCTTCTTTACTTGATAGCTGAAGATTCCGAATAACCCGAATACTGTTTGCTCTTTTCCGTTTGGATTTGTAATAGTAGCTGCTCCTGCTTCTGTTAGACCAGTCTTATTAGTAATAAGCTCTGTAGTAGGTACTGCTATTACATAGTTTTCATTATTAAAGAGAACTATAGTAGTTCCACCGCATCCAGTAATCACTTTATTAAAGATGCAATTACTAGGTAAATCTGTTAAGTTCAAATATCCGTTCTAGGATTCAATTTTAAGTGTTTTCATAATGTTTTTGTTTTTGAAATTTGTAACTGATAATCTGTAAAGAAATATTCTTATCTAAGAATGCTGTATAGTATATCTTTTAGTAGTTTAGTGTGTAACATTTTTAGTATCTCTAAGGGTATTATTTCAAATTTTCTGTTACACTTGAAATCAAAATATAGGCGTTATCACAACGCCTAATATTCTGATTAATAAATGTCAAATGTAAAGTTAATTATGTTTCAATTACACCAACTCCGCAATTTAGACGAACAGCGAGCTAGTAAAGTGGAGAATAACAGAATCGAACTGTTATCAGTAGTATGCTGAACTACTAGGCTAGCCATTACCCCAATTCCCCGAATTTAGCAGTATCTCTACTGCTAAAAAGCCAGATAGTAAAATGATATGTTCCTAGAAATGAAAGGAACCAAAGAAATATGTTAGTTGCTCATTCTCAATTTCTTATAAGCAAATATAAACAACTTTTTTCTTAGTCCAAAATAAAAATATTACTTTTTTGAAACTTTAAGTACAGCATAGCTTCCAGTATATTTTTCATCATCATAGAGAGCAATAGTCTTTAATCGGAAGCCATATTTCTCTATATCTGTAGCCTTTTTAAGTATCGGAACTCCATATTTCTTAGAAATAAGGGTTAGATTATGTTTAAGCTCTTTTCTGTTTACAACATCTCCATCTTTATAAATGGAGTGAATTTCTTTACATATTTCAGCATAGCAATCATTCACATTAAAGAGAGGTGGTATAATATCATTATAAGGAGTAATCTTTCTAAAGTTCTTAGTGTAATCCTTCCATATCTGTAGAACTTCCTCAGAGTGATAAAACCATTCAGTTCTATACTTGTACTCCTCACATAGCTTATGCAAACTGTTTTCATCCTAAATAGTGCCTTCACATACTTCTAAGACTTCAAAGGAAGGATTATGGCACTGATAGCTATGTAGCCTATTCTAAAAAGTGGATTCATTCTCAGTAAATCCTATTTTCAAGTAATTATTTGATTTAATTAGGTAAAGCATAATGTATCATATTAAAAAGTTTTTACGCTGCTCTGAGCTTCAAAATCGGCAGTTCCGGCTGTGCTAATCGGGAAAGATTGAGCTTTAGAAGCCGATTTAGTTCCCTACTTAGTAGTGTTACTTTTTTATAGTATCTACTAGGTTATTTTTTGTAACTTTCTGTAACATTGAAAACAGAAATATAGGGGTATCTCTACCCCTAATATTCCATCTTCAAAAACATTATGAGAGAATTTCTAGCGGAAAACGCCAGATGATTGTAGCTCTAATTTCTATTACAAAGATAGTAACTTTCTGACACTCACCAAAATAATTCTATCACAAACTTTAATATTCAACTTGATTTGGACTATTCTACGGATATTTATATTGCTTCATTACTTGAATATTAAAAATGGTATCTAATCACTGTATATAATCTAAGATTCAATTAAATGGAAAATTATAAGATAAAAAGAAATTATATATCTAAGAATCTATCTTATACTGTATGTATATCTATTATTCTCTACGATTATTAATTAGGTAGGCGGTAAATATCCGTGTGTTGTGCCGTTCCGGTGGAGGAAGCTATGACACTCTTTGCAAACGGATAATAAGTTATCTGAATCATAGGCTTTAGCTAATCTCTCTAATCCTTCATAGTTTAAGAAGGAATCTTTATGATGAACATCTATAGCAGGGGTAATCTTATCTTTACTTAGGCACACTTCGCATAGTGGCTATTCTGATAGCTTTGCTAATCTGAGAGCCTTCCACCTTTGGCTCTGATAGATTTTCTATCTCTCAGCTCTTCTTATCTGATTTAATGGTTTTTCTTTTGTAGGCTTTTTGAGATATGGCATAGCTTTGAATCTCCTTTTTTAAGTCGGTTAGTTTGCGTTTATCTCTCTTGGGTTGAGCTGTATCTAATTCACTGCTGAAACTGGTGTCGGAGTAATCAGCAGTATCTACTTTATCATACACTTCTACTAACTCCACATAGTAGTTAGCCACTTTATCATCTCTATAATATGCTCCTTTTAGGAGCTTGAAGTAGTAAATATACTACTCTATGAAATCCTTAGAAGGATTATAGTTATAAGTGAGTTTTAAGTAGGTATCATTAAATATACCTTCATCCATATCAGACTTTACTAAGCGAGAATGAAGGTATCTGTAATGGAGCTGTAGTAATCGGCTTACTTCACTATTAGGAATGGCTTTATCAATGTTTACCTATTTCCTTTTATAGCTACTCCAAACTTCATTCATCTGTATCTTCATACTGTTTTATAAACTAATCCAAAATATATCTTATCAGAGCGGATTTAGTTAATTCAAATTGCTCACACATTTCATCTAACATTAAAGATTGGTGTGGAGTTAACCTAACTCTTAATTGAGCTTCTTTATTGCTACTTTTGTCTTTCATAATATATTGATTTATTGTTTTTTAACTTATATACAAAGATAATACTTTTTCCGGACAGTCCAAAATAAAAATATCACATTCTTAAATTTAGTTGTAGATTGATTTGTAAGATGTTACTTAGCGTATCACAGTGATTCTAGATTATAAATGATGAAAGATTTTGTATCACATTTTTCTGTATAATTAATAGAAAAAGGGAAGCCGATGAAGAGAATATTTCTGATGGCTGATTACAATGATAAATGATTACTAAACACTAATTTATTACTAATTATGAACACGAAATTTATTATTCCAGTAGATATAGAGGATGAAGCCAAAACCTATATCTAGGATGTGCTGAAAATGCTTGAAGAGAATGGAGTAATGGAGGATGTTGATACAGCAGCTCTAACAATGTTAGCCAGAAATTACTCTATGTTTATAAAGGCTTCAAAACAGCTAGAAAAAGATGGTTTAACTGTTGTGTCGGATAGGGGTAACTTATCACCTCACCCTGCTATTAAGATAGCTAAGGATGCACAAACTTAGGCAATGAAGGTAATGGCAGAATTTGGATTGACAGCTAAAGCTAGAACTAAGCTACCTAAACTGGAAGCCAATACTGGTACTGAATCACCTTTAGAAGCCTTTATAAAGTCTAACAAAAAGAAAGAGGTAAGATGAATGTGCTAAGTTTATTTGATGGTATTAGTTGCGGTAGAATCGCATTGGAAAGAGCCGGAATCAAGGTAGATAAATACTTTGCTTCTGAGATTAAAGATATAGCCATTAAGGTAACTTAGAGCAATTACCCGGATATAATACAGTTAGGCGATGTAACTAAGTTGGATGCTTCCACTCTTCCTAAGATTGATTTACTTATTGGCGGTTCACCCTGCTAGGACTTCTCTCTAGCTAATAGAACTGTTGCAGGATTAGAAGGAGAGAAAAGCAGCCTATTTTATCAATATTACAGATTACTCACTGAGCTTAAACCTAAATACTTCTTACTAGAGAATGTAAGAATGAAAAAGGCTGATTAGGCTAAACTATCAGAGATTCTAGGTGTAGAGCCAATAGCCATTAACAGTAGGCTAGTATCTGGCTAGAATAGACCTAGATTATACTGGACCAATATTCCTAATGTAATACCCCCTGCTGATAAGCAGATAGATGTGAATGATATTTTGGATAGTGGTTATTGCCCCTTAGATAAGGCTAGATGCTTACTAGTATCGGACAGCAGACCACTTAAAACACCTATAAAGATGTTTCACCGATTCCACGCTAAAGCCTTCACCACTCTTATCTTTAGAGATTAGAAGCACTATGATGAATGTGTGAAGCATTATAATGAACATTATAGAGGAATGGCTGCTAGTGATATTACAGACACTCCTAAACTCTATGAGGGTGTTAGATACCTTACAAAAACAGAGAGGGAAAGATTACAGACTATGCCGGAAGGCTACTGTGATTTACTTACTGAGAAAGAAGCTGCTGATGTGTTAGGCGATGGATGGACTGTAGATGTACTAGCTCACATATTTAGCTTTATAAAAGATAGTTAAACGATTAAAACAACACTATAATTATTACGAAAATGGAAACTAGAAATGATTTAATTTATAATATAGAAAAGTTTGATAACCTACAGAGCCTAGCAGAGCAAGTAGTGAAGGATTTTGAGAATGAATCTATAGGAAGTATTACTTTATGTAGGGATTCTAAGAAATTTGGAGAACTCTTTGATAGCTATATAAAAACTCATAATGTTAAATTCTAATGGTATCTTTAGCTTTATGGAAAACACTAATAATACTGATGAAGTTGAAGTAATGGCTACTGGCTTACAAATTATAGAGGTATGAGCATAGAAGTTAAAGTATATGATGCTACTACAAATGAGTAGATAGGTGTATTTGATTCCACTTCTATAGCTGCTTATGAGTTTGATGTGTCAAGGGAAACTATAAGGAAGAGTAATAAGGGAATCCCTATTAAGGGTAATATATATTTCCGTTATGGAGAATCTGATAGAGAATATACCAATAAGGCTAAGGCTGTTATTTGGTATGATGCTAAAACGGATGCCATTCTAGGTAGATTTAAGTCTGCTTTAGAAGCTAGTAATAAAACTGGAATAGCAGTATCTACCATTAGAAATAACTGTAGCGGAGTAACTAAGACAGTATGTAAAAAGAAATACTACTTTAGAAGTCCAGAGATTGAATTTAAGCCGATTCATCCAGAACCTTATATTTAGAAGGGAAAGAGTAAGGACTGGCTTAAAAAAGCCGTCGATGTGTACTCTGTGGAAACTGATGAAGTGATTGGTTCTTTTGACAGTATTACAGAAGCAGCTAGATTTATCGGCTGTAAGGCTTCCAATATCACAGCTAACATTAATGGAAGCTGGAAGTATAAACACTAGGGAACTATATATAAGAAATACTATTGCAAATATCACAATGAATAAGCCATACTATAAGTATGCTGTAGATGTGGTAGAAGGTAAGGTAGTATGTTGTGAGAATATAAAGCTAGCTTGTAAGCGTTTTCTTTCTGACTTAGAAAGAGAGGATTTAGAATTTAGAGAGGATGCTGTGGATAATGCAATATCCTTTATAGGGATTCTGAAACACTTTGCAGGAAAGAGTAGCGGATAGCCATTTATCCTAGAGCCGTGGTAGCAGTTTATAGTGGCTAATATAATCGGATTCTATTGGAAAGATGGAGATAGACGCTTTACAAGTTCTTACATAGAAGTTAGTAGAAAGAATGGTAAAACAGCCTTAGCTGCTGCTTTATGTATGTACTTTCTGATAGCTGATGGTGAAGATGGTGCTGAAGTGGATTTAGCAGCCAATAGTAAGGAGCAAGCTAAGATAGCTTTTAGTTTTTGCTCCAACTTTGCCAAACAGCTAGACCCTTCAGCTAAGGCATTGAAGGCTTATAGAGATAGCATCCTTTTAGATGTTAATGATAGTAAGTTAAAGGTGTTTGCTGCTGATGATAGCAAGCTAGACGGATTTAACGCTAGCTTTGGATTGGTGGATGAATACCACTCTGCTAAGAACAGTAAGGTAAGGGATGTTATTAAATCTTCTATGGGTATGAGATAGAATCCGCATTTATGCACTATCACTACAGCCGGATTTGATAAAACTCTACCCTGCTACAAACTACGCTCTACAGCTATTGAAATATTAAACGGACTGAAAGAAGATGATAGTATGTTTATTGCTATCTACTCTTTAGATGATGAAGATGATTGGACTGATGAAAACAACTGGGTAAAATGTACTCCTAATCTGGATGTTACTGTTACTAAGAAATATATAAAAGAATAGGTTAAAAGTGCTATCAATAATCCTAGTGAGGAAGTTGGAGTGAAAACTAAGACGCTTAATCTATGGTGTGATAGTGCTTCTGTATGGCTACCAGAATCCTACATAGTTAGAAATACTAAGAAAATTAATCTAGAAGAGTTTAGAGGATGCCCCTGCTATATCGGAGTTGACTTAGGAGCTACTTCTGACCTTACAGCAGTATCTTACTTAGTAGAGAAAGATGGTACATACTACTTTAAGACGGATTACTATTTACCAGAATCAGCATTAAAAGAGAAATCAGATAGAGAGCTTTATAAGTATTGGAAATAGATGGGTTTATTAAAGATTACTGAGGGTAATGTTACCGATTATGACTATATCACTAATGATATGATGAAAGCTAGTGAGATAGTTAATATATAGGCTATCGGATATGATAAGTATAATGCTACTCAGTGGGCGATTCACTCAACAGAGTTAGGATTACCCTTAGAGGAATATCCACAAACACTAGGTAACTTCAATAAGCCTACTAGAGAAATGGAGCGGTTAATCTTATCTGGTAAAGCAGTAATAGATAACAATGAAATAAATAGATGGTGCTTTAAGAATGTTACCCTTAAATCAGACCATAACGGCAATGTGAAGCCTAATAAAGATATTAAGGCTAAGAAGATAGATGGTGTGATAGCTATGATATAGGCTTTGGGTATGTTTTTGTTAGTCCCTAGATACAGTAATGAAATACTTGTAATATGATTATAGGTATAATATATAAATACACTTCTCCTTCTGATAAAGTGTATATCGGATAGACCATAGATGAGAGAAAGCGGAGAAACACCTTCCTTAATCTGAATCTCTCTTATGGTGGTGATAAAATTGATAATGCCAGAGCTAAGTATAGTCCAGAAAATTTCAACTATGAGGTTATTATAAAGAAGGAGTATAATACTAAAGAGGAAGCTAAATCTGATTTAGACCGATTAGAAATCTACTATATAGATTACTATGATAGTTATGTAAATGGATATAATTCAGCTTTAGGAGGTGGTACTACTACTGGCTATAAGTTTACAGATGAACAGAGATAGAAGGTATCAGAGATTCAAAAAGGTAGAATTATTACGGATGAACATAAAGCTAATATTTCATCTGCTCTAAAAGGTAAGCCGAAAACTGAAGAGCATAGGAGAAAGCTAAGTGAAAGTAGCTCCTTAAAAAAGAAAGTGATAGAGCTGGATTTAGATGGTAATATATTGGCTACCTATGATTCTGTTACCGATTGTGCAAGTGCTAATAATACTACAAAAAGCCATATTTGCGATGTGTTGAATGGAAGGAGAAAAACACACCATAAAAAGAAATTCATATATGGCTAACGAAATATTAATAATCTAATAATAACTACTTATGTTTGGATTTGGAAAGAAACGAACTGAACAGCCTAAAGTAGAGGAAAGAAGTTACTTCGGTGATTATCTTTCTTATAATTGTGCCACTAACTATACTACTGAGAAATCTATGTTACTATCTACTGTTTACAGATGTGTAGAGGTAATATCTGATTCAGTAGCCTAGCTTCCACTAGAGCCTTATAAGATGGATAGTCAAGGGTATAAAATCAAATTTACTTCACACCCTACTTACAAGCTGCTGAATAAAGAGCCTAATCCTAGAATGACTAGATTTGACTTTATAAAGGTAATGATAGTATCTACTCTATTAAAGGGTAATGGATATGCTTATATAGAGAGGGATAATAAGGGTGATGCTGTTGGATTACACTTTATCCCTGCTGAACTGGTTACTATCAATAGACCTAAGAGCCTTAGAGAATCTGTATCTTACAGTATAGCCGGACTTGGTACGGTTGAAAGCTGTAATATGATTCATATTAAGAATTTTAGTTATGATGGAATTGAGGGTGTATCTACTCTCAGACACGCTAGGAACACATTAGGACTTTCTACAGATGCAGAAGCACACGCCGCCGGATTCTTTAAGGGAGGTGCTAATCTAGCTGGTATATTAAAAACTACCACTAATCTTAACAGCCAACAAAAGAACGAACTAAAAAGAAGTTGGCAGATGGCTTTTAGCCCTGCTACTGGTACTCCTAATGGTGTGGCAGTATTAGAGGGTAATCTATCATTTGAGCCGATTACAGTTAATCCTACAGATGCTCAACTATTGGAAACTAGATAGTTTAATGTAGTGGATATTTGTAGGTTCTTTGGGGTATCTCCAGTAAAGGCATTTGATTTAACTAAATCAAGTTACTCTACTGTTGAAGCTACTAACCTATCATTCCTTACTGAAACACTATCACCATTACTAGAGAAGATAGAACTGGAGTTTGAGAGGAAGCTGTATAAGCCTTCTGAGAAGGATTCTATAGATGTAAGATTTGATACAGCCACTCTATTGAGGGCAGATAAGCAATCACTAGCCAATTACTATCAGACACTCTTTAATATCGGTGTGGTTAGTCCTAATGACATTAGAAAGCAGTTGGATATGGAAGCTATAGAAGGTGGTGATAATACCTTTGTATAGGTTAATATTCAGACTTTAGAAAGAGCTGTATCTAGTGAGCCGGAAAACACTAATACCATTAAAGAGAAAACTGATACACAAACTGATATACTAACTGATAACGAATAATTAAAATGGAAATTACAAACGGAAGTGATTTTATTGTTATCCTAAACCTAGAGGATATTAAAGGACAGCCATTAAGAGTAGCTGATACAGTTAAATTTAAGCTGTATGTATGGACTACTAATAGGAATAACTACCTAGAGTTTGATAGGGAGGAAATTCTTACTGAAGGCAATGTAGATAGAGTAGCTATCCCCGAATTATATATGAACACTTTGGAATCTGGTGTAATCTGTTACTCCTATGATTATGGTAAGTGGGATTCTGCTTTTCATACTACTGATTGTATCTACAATAAGGTAAAGGTAGTAACTACTGATGTTTATTGGCAAAATAGAAACTTCAATCAGAATCCTGCTAAACCTATCAATTATCAAACTGTAGATTATCTAAAGAAGCTAATCTATAATGAGAGGATAGCTAGAGAGGAAGCTGATAGAGAGTTAAATCAGTATGTGAATACTGAATTTACTGATAAACTGAATAAGGAGATAAAGAGAAGCAATGAAGTAGATATAGAATTTCATAAGCTAATCAAGGCTAATAAAGAAGCTGGTGATGCAGCAGATACAGAGATTCTTAATAAACTAGATAAAGAAATTAAAAGAAGTAATGAGGTTGATATTGAATTTCATAAACTTCTTAAAGAGAATCAGCAGACAAATAAGGATGAACTTAATGCTGCTGTTGATGCTACTAATGCCAAAATTGATAAGGTACAGAAGGATTTAACTGATTCTCTTAATGAATTAAATGATGCCGTTGTAGTAATGGTAAATGATGCAATTAGCCAGACTGAGAGAGAGAAGTCTAGAGCTATGTTAGCAGAAGATACCATTACAAATAATCTCAATATTGAAGTAAATAGAGCTAAGGCTGCTGAAGAGATTATAGCCAATAATCTTACTGCTGAAACTGAAAGAGCAACCGCAAAGGAGAAAGCTCTAAAGGATAGCATTGATGAGCTTGTAGAGAATCTAGGTGATGAAATTGAACGCTCCTTAGAGAAGGATAGAGAGTATAAGTAGGAACTTGATATAGAGGTAAACAGAGCTAAAGCTGTAGAGAATACTCTGGAAACACTTATAACAAATGAAGTCAATAGAAGCACCACTAAGGATAATGAGCTTACTGGTTCTATTACTTCTGAAGTTGAACGTGCTAAAACTGTAGAGAAGGATATTACAGATGCTCTTAAAGCTCTTAAATCTTCGGTAGCCAATAAGAACACAGAAGTAATTGATGCTATTGAAGCAGAGGTAAACAGAGCAAAAGCAGCAGAGAAGGCTGTAGCTGATAATCTGGATGCAGAGATTAATAGAGCCACTGGTAAAGAGGATGAACTGAATACAGCTATTACTGAAGAGGTTACTAGAGCTAAGGCAGCAGAAAAAGCTCTCGATGATAAGATAGCTGCTGAACTAGCTTATAGAGTTGATGATGTTGATGCTCTTACTACTGCTATCAATGCAGAGGTAAGCCGGGCAACAGCTAAAGAGAATGAAATAGCCGATTCTGTAACTGCTCTTTCTGATACTGTAGCCGATGAAGTTAAACGCTCCACCGATAAGGATGCAGAGCTTACTAAGGCTGTATCTGATGAAGTGGCTAGAGCTACTACAAAGGAGAATGAAGTAAGTGCTGCTGTTACTGCTGAAATCAGCAGGGCAAAAGCAGAGGAAGCTAGAATAGAATCTAAGGCTGATACCAATGCTTCTAACCTCACTTCTGAAATTGCTAGAGCTAAGGCTGTAGAAGCTGATATTACCACTAACCTTACAGCTCTTAAAAATAAGGTTCTTACTGATGCTGATACTAATGCTGCTACTTATGCTACTAAGGCAGAAGTGGATTCTAGGATTAAGGATGTAATTGGTACTGCTCCAGAAGCATTAGATACACTTGGAGAGATAGCCAATGTACTTAATGGTAATGGTGATGCTATTGATGCTATCAATGGTGTACTAGCCGGAAAAGCCAATAGTGCCGATGTATATACTAAATCTGATGTAGATACAAAGGTAGCTACTATTAATTCTGATATTGCCACTGAGGTAGCTAGAGCTAAATCCGCTGAAGGTGCTGTAGCCGATTCTGTAAGTAATCTTAGCACTACTGTTACTGATGAAGTAAACAGAGCTAAACAAGCAGAAAAGAATCTTTCTGATTCACTCTCTACTGTAAGTGATGCCGTAACTGCTGAAGCCAATAGAGCTACAGCTAAGGAAACCGAACTTAATGCAGCTATCACTGGAGAAGTAGCCAGAGCTACAGCAGCAGAGAATAAGGTAGCCACTGACCTTACTACAGAAGTAAGCCGTGCTAAGGATGCTGAAAAGGCTCTTTCTGATAAGATTGATGTTATCAATGGTGATGATATTGGTTCTATTGCACATAGCTTAGAGGATGCCAAACACTATACAGATGATGAGATTAGCAAGCTGAATGTTACTATAGCCAATAGTGTAGCTGATGAAGCTGCTAGAGCTATGAGAGCTGAAAAGGAAAATGCTGATGCTATCAAGGCAGAAGCAGACAGAGCTAAAGCTGCTGAATCTACTATATCTGATTCTGTTGATACTGTAAGTGCTGATGTAGCTGCTATTAAAGCTGGATTTAGAGTAGAGAATGAAACTCTTATAATTAATATTTAATGACTTATGGCAAATATAACTAAAATCAATCTGAAAGGGATTGAATATAATTTAACCGATAATGAAGCTCAAAACCTTATAGCACAACTTAGAGAATCTACCTACAATAAAACGGAGGTAGATACTCTAGTAGGTGCTATAGATGATAAGATAGATGCTATTGATATGGCTTCCTATGCTAAGACTGCTGATGTAGATGCTCAGTTAGCTACTAAGGCTGATAAAGATGATACCTATACTAAAGAAGAGGTTAATACTCTAGGAAATCAATTAAAAGCTATTGCAGAAGCTAGATTACCTATTGATAGTTTTAATCAATGGAGTGCAACAGTAGCCACTAAAGAGGAAGTAGCAGCTAAGGCTAATGCTGCTGATGTATATACAAAAGCTGAAGTAGATGCTGCTGTAGCTGGTGTAGATGTATCGGCTCAACTTAGCGATTATCTAACTAAGACAGAAGCAGAAGATACCTATATAACTCCTAGCGGATTAGATTAGGTACTTTATGATTAGGCTGGTAACGAAGGTACTACTTTTGGCTCTGTTGTATCTGATGTAAATGATTTGAAAGATGGTATAAAGAATGTATATACTAAAACAGAATCAGATAGTAAGTATCAACCTAAAGGCAATTACTTAACTGAACACTAGGATATATCTGGTAAAGCTAATGTAGGTGATTCATATACTAAGGCTGAATCTGATGCTAAGTATCTTACAGAACACCAATCATTAGCAGACTACGCTAAGAAGAGTGAGCTTCCTTCTGAGTATGATGATACTGCTCTTAAAGGAAGGGTAGCCACACTTGAAGCTATAGACCATTCACAGTATCTTACACAGCATTAGGATATAAGCGGAAAAGTAGATAAGGTATCTGGTAAAGGACTATCTACTAATGATTATACTGCTGCTGATAAGGCTAAAGTAGATGCTACCCCTACTTTCTGGGTAGGCACACAAGCCGAATATGATGCTATTGCAGTGAAGGATAATAAGACGTTTTACTATATAACTGAAGAGTAATGAACGGAACTAGTAAGGGATTGGTAGGAGTGCTGAAAGACAGCACTTCTATCAGCTCCATTTTCAAGGGTGTTAAATTAGTTTGGAGTAAATAGGGTGATATACCTATAAATGAACTAATCTTAGAAATTAATCTTACTAAAGGCTATTATTTCTACCTTCCTATAAGTGCTACTAGTGATGTTACTAGCTCTATTGATTGGGGTGATGGTAAGAGTGAACAACTAACATTAAGCAAGGGGAATAGTGCTAAATATCATTATTATCAAAAGGGAGGAACATACACAGTAACTTTTACTCTTACTAGCGGTGAATATGTTTTTACTGATTCAATATGCACTACTAATAGTTACTGCAAAATAACTAAGGTTAATAGCTTAGGAGAGCAATATCATACTTCATTCAAAATATAGAAAGCCAATAGTATTAGTGTGCTTCCTAAGAACTATCCTTTTAAGGATAACACTTTTATTTTAGAGAATGATGATTATGATGGAGCTATAAATGTATCTGGATTATTTAGTAAGGTAGGTACTTTAGGAGATATTAGGAACTGTAATTTTACTAGGCTAGAAGGTGATATGTTTAAGGGGAATGATACTATTACTGATGTTTACAGTAAAGGTATTTATAATTGCCCGAATCTAGAATATATAGAGAATCTTAATTTACCTAATTATACTTCTGTTAATAAGGTTGTGGATAGTTGCAGTAGTCTTAAAACTGTAAATAAGGTAACTATACCACTTAATCACGGTTCTTTTGCTATTGGATTAGTTTTATTTGGAAATAGCCAATCTAGCATTAGGAAAATGACTATTACTAACCTAAGTGATTATGAAGCGTATGATATAATCAAACTATCTGACTTAACAAACTGGGGAGTTAATTCTACTGCTATTCCAGATGCTAAAAAGAGCTTAATAGATAGCTTGATTACAAATACTACTACCAGAAGTAAAACACTTAGCCTATACTTATCAGATAATACTAAGGCAGCTCTTACAAGCTCAGAGAAGGCACAAATAACTAACAAAGGATTCACAATAGTATGAAGCAGCAAGAATATATAACAAGGGTTATCACTCCAGAAGAAGGACACTTCTTAACACAAGCGGAGGATATTGATATAATGCAGAGGGTATTTAGTAAGGAGATATTTCTAGCCGTTACAGATTCCCCTGCAAATTGGAAAGAGATAACAGAAGATGAAGCCAATATAATTATAGCATATCAGAAAGAACACAATGGAAACTAAGCTAACAAAGGTTATCATAGGTGGTAAAGAATTTCAAGTTACCGATAAGCAAGCTCAACAGATGTTAGGTATTATTTCTAATGATGTTGACCAGCTAAAGAAAGATGTAGAGGAACTAAACAACTGCTTAACTTGGAGGGTAATAGAATGAATGTAATTAAAGTAACTATAAATGGTAAAGAGTATCTGATTAAGGATGCAGAAGCACAGAAGCAGATAGAAGCTCTTACTAAGAGGGTTGAAGCTGTTGAAAGTAAATCTGGACTTTATATAATTGAAGTGGACTGATGGAGATTACTCAAATTACTTTCAATGGTGTTACTTATAAGATTAAGGATAATGAAGCTCAAACTTTGATTAATGAGCTGCTTAATCGTATAAAGGAGCTAGAGCATAAGACAGCAGAAGTAGAGGAAGTAGAAGCCTTTACAGAAGGCAATATTTTTGCTGGAGTGATGGATGAAACCGATAAAGATACTCCTATTACTTACAGCTATCTTTCTGCTCTTCTCAGTAAAGATAAAGTTAATAATAAGGTATTTGCTAATACTGACCTTCCAATTAGTATAAGGCATAACTGGCTATCCACTGGAGATATACCACTAAAAACATTCTTTCTTTTAGTACCTGCAACTCACAAAAATCTCTATTCTCTTTCTGCTGGATGCTAGTGCTTTAATGGGTGGGATGATGATTACACTCTAGTAACTATAGATTTTCCTTCTGGAGCTAAACAGTATAAGCTCTTTAGATTTGGGAACTGGTTAGTTAGATGCAATTCCGAAATAACCTATAAATTCTGATACTATGGAGATTACTAAAATTAATATCAATGGAGTAGAATATGAGTTAGTAGATAAGGCTACTAGAGAAGCTGTAAAGAAGTTTAATGAGGCTTATATAGCCGATGTAAGCAGAGCTGATATAGATTCTCAGAATATAGCTAGCACTATTACTACTGATAGCTTTACTAAGCAGGATTATACTTACTTCTACTTTACCTCAACTAATGAGGATAGAAAGCTATATACTAAATACGGTAATTCCATACCCTAGAGAATGGTATGTGTAACAGAGAATCTAGCCAATCAGATAGAGGATATTGAAGAGGGAGAAGTTATTACTATCCACTATGGGAACTGATTATTTCTACTTATTTGATGATGCTGAGGAAGCTGAAAGAGTAGCCTTTATAGCTTCTGAAATGGAATCTCTGAAACAATTAGCTCCTTTATATGATGGAGTTGAATTTAGTGCTAGCTCCTATGAAGATGATTCTGCTTTAGAGGATATTTGATTTTGTATCACAAAATACTGTAATATTTATAGAAAGAGTAAAAAAGCTATGATGAAAGAAATTAGAAACAGTAATAACGAAATAACACCTATTTTACCCGAATCCAGAACTGTTAGCGGATATGCAATAGTATTTAATAGTGATTCTAATGATTTAGGTGGCTTTATTGAAAGAATAGACCCTAATTCCTTAGATGGTGTAGTAGAGAAGTCGGATGTGCTTTGCTTACTGAATCATAATGAGGATAGAGGTGTATTAGCTAGAAGCAATAAAGGAGAAGGTAGCCTAACCTTAGAGATAGATGAAATTGGCTTAAAGTACACTTTTGAAGCACCTAATACAGCTCTAGGTGATGAACTGTTAGAAGGACTTAGAAGAGGTGATATTTCTACTTCTAGCTTTGCCTTTACAGTAGGAAAAGATAGCTGGAGTAAAATGGAGAATGGTACTTATCTAAGAACTATCAATAGCATTAATGAGCTATTTGATGTATCTCCAGTGTATAGAGCTGCTTATGATGCCACTTCTGTTAAAGCTGATAGCCGTGGATTAGATGCTATCAAGCAGCAGGAAAAGAAAGAGCTAGCCAATTATTACAAAGAACTTAGAAGTAAATTAAAATGAACTCACTAGAACTAATCGACCACAAAGAACAGCTAAAGATTCAAGCCGAATCTATTTTATCTGGAGCTGAAAAGGAATCTAGGAAATTAACAGATGATGAATCTGCTAACTATAATAAACTCATTGAAGAGATTGAAAAAGCAGATGAGGAACTTAGACAGATTAATAACACTATACAAATTGATAATAACAATAAACAACTTAGAAAAATGGAAAAGTTTTCTTTAATTAAAGCTATTAATGATGTTGCTAACGGAAAGCAACTTGATGAAAGAAGTGCAGAGGTAGTAAACGCTGGTAAGGTAGAAGCTCGTAAATCTGGACTTTCTTTTAACGGACAGATTCAGCTTCCAGTAGAAGAGCGTGCTGATGTGCAGGCTACAGTAGCTACTGCTGGTATGGAAGCTGTTGCAGAAGATAAGCTGAATATTCTAGAGCCACTTAGAGCTAACTTAGTAATGGCTCAGGCTGGTGCTACCTTTATGACCGGACTTGTAGGTAATGTATCTATCCCTAAGTATAGCGGTTCTAATGTAACTTGGGAAGGTGAAGTAGCTGCTGCTTCTGATGGAGCTGGTACTTTCTCTGAGGTTGAACTTTCACCTAAACGCCTTACTGCTTACATTGATGTTAGCAAACAGTTCTTACTTCAAGATTCTGTAAGTGCTGAAGCTATGCTTAGAAATGATATTGTAAAGGCTATCAGCAATAAACTTGAAGCTACTATACTTGGTGATGCTGCTGGTTCTACTAAAGTTCCTGCTGGTATGTTTAATGGTGCTGATGCTGCTGTACTTACTTATGCTGGTACTATTGATATGGAATCAGAGCTTGATGAAGCTAATGTAGGTGGTGAGTTTACCTACATTGTATCTCCTAAAGCTAAGGCTGCTCTTCGCAAGGCTGCTAAGGGTGATAGTGGCTTTGTAATGGAGGATGGAGAAGTAAACGGTATCAAGGTACTTTGTACTTCTGCTGCTAAGGGTGTTGTACTCGGTAACTTCTCTGATTATGTAATTGCTCAGTGGGGTCCAGTTGATTTACTTATTGATACTGTTACACAAGCTGTTAATGGCAAGGTAAGAATTGTAATTAACGCTTATTTTGATGCTAAACCTAGACGCTCTGAAGCCTTTGTAGCTGGAGTAGTTGAGTAATAATTAGTGTTTTTAATCTGTGGAAATGGAGTAGGCTTTAATGCCTACTCTACTTCTGCTTCTTAAACTTTATAAGCTATGTATGTTACATTAAGTAAAGCTAAGAAGCATCTTCAAATAGACTAGGATTTTAAGGATGATGATGAATATATCATATCTCTTATACAAGTAGCTGAAGATGCTGTAGAATCAAATTTGAACATACCTTTAGCTTCATTGTTAAAGGATGGTGTTTTACCTCAATCTGTATATCACGCTATCCTGCTAATGATTGGTAATCTATATGCTAATAGAGAGCCAGTCAGTTTTACCTCAGCTACTAAAATCCCTTATACCTTAGAATTTTTACTAGCTACTTACAAACACTATTATATACCGTAATATGAGAGCCGGACTATTAACAGAAGTAATTAAAGTAGAAAAGCCAGTTACTACTATTGATGAGTTTGGAGCTTCTTATACCCGATGGGAAACCTTCATAGGAAAGACAAAAGCACAAGTTACCTATACAAGTGGTAATAGGGTGAATGAGAATAATGAAATAATCTTTGCTTATGAAGTGGTATTTACTGTGAGAATTTATCACCAGATAGATGAACGAATGAGGATTATCTGGAAGAATAAAAAGTATCGCATTTTATCCCTAGAGGAAAATAAGGCACTTCAATCTTTAACCATTAAAGCGGAGCTGATAAATGAGTAATGTAACTGTGGATGATACTTAGGTACAAAATCTCTTTAATGCTTTGGATTCTGACTCTACAAAATAGATTCTGTTTACTGCTCTAAAGAAGGGTGGATAGAAACTAACTAGCCAAACTAAAAGAAGTCTTAGAGCTAAATTAGGTGCTGGTGCTTCAACTCCTAACAGATGGAACGGTAAGACTATGGTAAGCGGAGTAAGAATGAAAGCGGATAAGGATTACTGTGAAGTATCTGTAAGTATCTTAGGAGATTTTAGGCTGAAGTTCTTTGAGCTTGGTACAGCACAAAGAAGGCTTAGAAGGGGTGGAGCTAATAGAGGTAGCATTAGACCCTTATACTTCTTTAGAGAAGCTAGATAGCAGGATATAGGTGAAACTATAAATAGTTCAATAACAGAATCATTAAACCATATTAACTAATGAACGGATTAGAAATAGGTAAAGCAATATATAAAGTGCTGGATGGCACTACAAAAGTATATCCTTTAGTTGCTGATTAGGGTGCTACTTATCCTTTTATAGTGTATAGGAGAAGTGGACTAACACACGCTAATACTAAAGACCGATTCAATTACTAGGAACTAGCCACTGTAGAAGTAATAGTAGCAGGTTCTACTTATCAAGAAGCTCTACAGATAGCTAAACAAGTATTAGGTAGAATGGAGCATACTAGAGGGATGTACGAAGGAATCAGCATATCAGAGATTAAACTGGTTAATGCTGAAGAGGATTACATAGAAGATGCTTTTATACAAAAACTTACATTTAATATTGAAATACTATGATTACAAAAGGTGGTGATTTAATGCTTTTCGTGGGTGGAAAGTCTATCGCATACGCTACTAACCATACTCTTAGTATCTCTGCTGATACTAAGGAAACATCTACTAAAGATAGTGGTGGACTTTGGCAGACTTCAGAAGTAGGAATGTTGAGCTGGAGCTGTTCTAGTGAGAATCTTATTGGCGACCCGATGGCAGGAATCGGATTTGATGAACTCTTTGAGTATATGAGAGCTAGGAAGCCTATTACTGGTGTGTTTGCTCTTGAAGGAGATTCAGCTAATTTTGAGGAAGGTAAGTTAGGTGCTGCTCCTACTACTGGATGGACTGCAAAAGCCAATGATGGTTACACTGGCTAGATGATTATTACCAATCTAGAAAAGAACGCTCCTAACGGTGAAAACGCTACTCTTAAAGTAGATTTTACTGGAGTAGGCGAACTGAAACCCGTAAAAAAAAACTAAGCACTAGGAAGATTGAACTTCCTGCTGATGAAGGTGAACAGCCGGATTCAGAAATGACTTTAGATGAAGATAAGACCGTGTAACAGAATTTGAAAAATAATAGCCTAGAACATAGTCTAAAAAATTTTTTGTTACATAAAGGAATTAACTCAAATATAAGTATATCCCTTTATACCTTTGTTTAGAGGGTATAGAGGGATTTACTTTTTAATACTAATTATTATGACAATTACGATTAACAACAAAGAGTATAAGCTGAAATATACTATCAGAGCATTATTCATATTTGAATAGATTACTGAAAGACCTTTTGAAATCCGTAACACTATGGATAACTACCTATTCTTTTACTGTATGATACTAGCCAATAATCCAGACTGCTTACTAGAATGGGATGAATTTATAGATGCTATGGATAATGATGCTAGCCTTATTACTCAGCTCAACTAGGTAGTAGTTGATTCTACTAAAAAGAATGAGCTATTTAATGAGGTAGCAGAAGGCAACGGTGAAAAAAAAAGTTAAGTGTATCTGAATTATACGCTATATTAACACTAAGGCTTCACTATCCACCAGAGTATGTATTAGATAAGATGGAGCTTTATGAAGTAAAGGCTGTTATGGAATATGAGTATTTATCTTATAAAGATAGTTGGGAACAGTCCAGATTAATAGCCTATATGATAGCCTAGACCAACAGCACTAAAAGGTTAAAGCTAACTGATATACTTAAATTTCAATGGGAAAAAGAAGATGCTGATACTGCTATATCTAATGAAGATGTGGCTAGACTGAGGGAGAAGGCTAAACAATACGAAAACTTAATAACAGAATAATATGGCAAACGATTATATAGTAAGGCTCTAGGGTTAGGATAATCTATCTGGTACTATTAGAAATGCACAAAGAAGCATTAATGAACTAGGTGGTAGTGCTAACCGATTAGACGCAATACAACAGCGATTTAACCGAATAGAGCAATCTTCAGCACCACTTAATAAGAAGCTGAAGGATGTTAAAAGAGCTATGGAACAGTTGGCTGTTACTGGTGATACTTCTAGTGAACTCTTCTAGAGGATGGCACAAGCAGCACAACGGTATCAGCAAGCTCTAGATTAGGTGAATCAAGCTACTAGAAGGGTGGATAGTGCTAGTGGCTAGATGAACGGTAGATTAGGCAACCTTAGAAATATTGCCAATGAAGTGGCTTCTAGAAGTGGCTTCGGTGGTATTGCTAGCTCTTTGGGAGCTATAGCTACCCCTGCTGGAGCTGCTACTGCTGCTGTGGCTGCTGTAGGTGTGGTAATGGTTCAAGCTGGTAAAGCTGCTGCTGAATTTGAAACACACTTAGACAGCCTACAATCACTGACCGGATTAAGTGATGAAGCTATGCAGGATATATCTAAGGGAGCTATTGAAATGAGTAAAGAGTTTAAGAGTAGTGCTAGTGATATTGTGGATGCTATGAAGCTGATTGGTTCACAAGCTCCAGAACTCCTATCTGATAAAGATGCTCTGATGGAAGTTACTAAGGCTGCAAACGTATTAGCGGAAGCTGCTCAGATAGAAGTAGTGGATGCTGCTAAGGGTATCACTACTGTAATGAATCAAATGGGTGTATCTGCTTCAGAAGCATCCAATATTATCAATGTACTAGCAGCATCTTCTTAGCAGGGTTCAGCAGATGTAGCCTACTTAAATACAGCTTTTGAGAAGGCTGGTACTGCTGCTAAATCGGCAGGAATGAACTATGTGGAACTATCTGCTGCTATTGAAACAGTAGCACCTAAATTTAGTTCTGCTGATGTGGCTGGCTCACAGTTAGCATCGACACTACTTCAATTATCTATGAAGGCTAGCAATGACTTTAAGCCTTCTGTTGTGGGTATGTCGCAAGCTCTAGAGAATCTAGCTGCTGCTCAATTATCGGATGCAGAGATAGCTAAGATGGTTGGTGAATCTAATGTAACTATGCTTAAATCTCTTATAGAAGGTAGAAGCACATTTGACGGTTACACACAATCACTAGCCGGAACTAATACAGCCTATGAGCAAATGACTATCAATAATGATAACTTTGAGGGTGCTGTTACTAGGCTTAAATCTGCTTGGGATGCTCTGTTAATCACTCTAGGACAATCTGGAGTATTATAGGGTATAGCAGATGGTGTAATGGATATTATGGGATTACTGAATGATATTATAAATGTAATCTCTGATGTTATAAGCACCTTTGATTTATTTGGCTCTGATGTTACTGATAACTGCAATATCAGTAAGATTCAGATTCAAATGTTATCCGATATTATAAAAGGAATCGGAACAGTATTACAGATAGTAGTGGCTGTAGCAGCTAAGGCATTTAACGCTATAAAGGATGTAGCTACTAATGTGGCTAATGGTATCTAGAATAAGTGGAATCAGCTTAAAGGTACTTTGACTGATAACGCTTTTGTTTAGAATATTGCTAATGCTTGGACTACTATTTATAATAAGGCTGTTGAGATTATAGGTAAGGTTAAGAAGCTCTGGAATGACTTTTTACAGTGGTTAGGATTGGAAGGTAAATCTACTTCCGTTCCTGCTCCTATGAAGGCTGGAACAGTTAAATCTACTTCTACAGCTACTACAGAGCTACCTACTAATACACATACTTCTACTAGCACTCCTTCAGTTGGAGGTGGAAAAGGTGGAGGCAGAAGAGGAACTACTAGCCACACTAGACCTACTCAAACTCCACCAGAAGTAGGAAGTATAGCAGCTCTAGAAGCAGCTTACAGAAAGCTAGATGATGAGCTTAAAAATACTGTTGTATCTGATGCTAGGCTAGCCGAAATCAATGCAGAGAAGGCAGCTCTAGAGGAACAGATTAAACAGCTCAAAATAAGAAACGGATTACTTGTAGAAAAGAAAGAAGAGCCTAAACAAGTTAAGCCGGAAGCAAAGGAAGGTTCTATAGCCTATGTGCAAAAGCAAATATCAGATAAATAGGCTGCTCTTAAATTGGAAGTAGTAGGCTCTGATGAATGGAAACAGTTATCTAAAGAGATAGCTGATTTAACAGACCAACAGCACACTATTCAGATTTAGGTGGATGGTGAAACTGTAAAGAGCCAATTTGAATTAGCTGCTGAAGCTGCTGAAGCCTACTAGGAAAAGATGGATAATATCTCTTCTGTTACTGATTCTGTTGGTAGTGCCTTCAGCTCTTTAGGCGGTGCTATCGGTGGCACAGCCGGGAAGATGCTTGAATTAGCAGGATAGACCGCTTAGGCTGTAGCTCAGATTATACCTCAGATAGTTGCTCTTATCGGTGCTAAATAGGGTGAAGCTCTAGCTTCTGGTACTGCTTCTGCTGCTGCTCTACCATTCCCTGCTAATATTGCAGCTATAGCATCTATCATAGCCACTATTACAGCTCTCTTTGCTTCCTTCGCTGGTAGCTTTGCTGATGGTGGTATTATTAGCGGTGGTTCTTTTCACGGTGATAAGATGCTAGCTAGAGTAAACGCTGGAGAAATGATATTGAATCCAATGCAGCAGAGCAATCTGTTTAATGCTCTTAATGGTGGAGGTGCTGTAGGAGGTATGAGAAATGTAGAGTTTAAGATTAGTGGCTCTACTCTTAAAGGATGCTTGAATAACTTTGATAAGAAATAGAGTAGATTGAAATAACTATAAATAATCCGTTGAAATGTCTAAATATACAAGTGAATTTACTTCATTGAACGGAGTTAGTTATAAAGTTGAGATTACCACTGAAAAGGGAAACAATACGGAAGTATTTACTTTAGGTGGTAATCCCTTTGTAACTTCTATGGATTCAGATGGGAAAACTATCTACGCTCCTATTAAGACTACTGGAGCTACTGTAGAAATGATAACTCCTAATTTGAAGTATGATATATATAGTGCTAATGCACAAGGAACTAAGATAAAGCTAACTAATCAGAATACCAATAAAGTAGAATGGATTGGTTATGTTACACCGTGTGCCTATACTTAGGATTGGGATGAAGATAGGGAAGTAATGGAAATAGAAGCTGTAGATGGTATTGCTTCATTAAAAGAAGTACCTTACAGAACTAGTAATAAGGATATTAATACATTCCTTCAAATTATCTTCAAGTGCCTAAAGAAATGCAAGTGTTACCGTTACTTATATGTAAATGATAATGTTGCTCTTAGTGCTGCTGATACACAGTGTATCTTAGAAAAGCTAAGAATCAGTGAAGCTAACTTTTTTGATAAGAAGGATTATGAAGCTGAATAGGATGATGATGTAGCTTGGAATACCTATGATGTCTTATTTGAAATAATGCAGTATCTAGGCTATACTCTTATTGCTGATGGAGAAGATGTATATATTATAGATTATGATGCTATCAGAGCCGGAAGGAGCAAATATTACCGTTATGATATAAGTGGCTCTGCTATCGGTGCTGCTTCTACAGTCAATATCTCCAATTCATATCACATTGATTCTAACTCTTATTCTGAGAATGGAACTAAGGTTAGTCTAGCAGAAGTATTTAACTAGGTTATAGTAGTGGATGATTTTAGTGAGATTGATTCTCTGTTAGATGGTATTGATTCCACTAAGAACTTAACTAACATAACAGCTAGCTATGATACTACTCTTAAAAACTGGTTTAAGAATGATAGCCGATTTTTAGAGAGTGAGGTATTTACTGCTAAGAATAAGCTAGGGGAAGATGAGAGCTTTTTTATCTCTCTTACTAAAGCTGATGATGGTAAAATATTCTTTGTGCTAGGCAAGTTCTACAAACACGCTTTTGTTACAACTAAACACTATGACCATAACAGCAATTCCCTTATAAATGAAGCTAGCTTTAATCCTATGATGTATTCTAAAATCTGGAATGGTAAAGGAGCTACTTATGTAGGCTACTTCACCAAACAGATAGAAGGTGATGTGTATAACAAGTGGAGAGTAGATATTACTTCTAATTGGGATGGCTAGAGTAAAGAGGTTAAGCTGGAGCAATTTGGTAGGCTCTGTAATATTGCCAATATCGGAAGTAAGAAGCTGGTTAATTACATTCTCTGCTTGAATCAAGACACTAACCACATAGAACACAACAAAGTTAGAGATTACCCCTACTTCACTATTAAAAAGGATATGCCTACTATATTTGGTGGTGATGGAGGTTATATAGTGCTTAAAGGAACTGTGATAAGGCACTATATGTATAATGCTCCTTTTCCTATGAATGGTACTGTTTATAGGCATAAGGATGAAAAGAAAACTTCTATCTACTCTAATGAGGGATATTTCTGGGCAAGGTTAAAATGGGGTAACTACTATTGGAAGTGTGAAGGTGATTATAAGACTTAGGGAGATTGGACTACTACGCCTTCTTACTTTAAGATATATTATGGCGACCCTACTTCAGAGCATAGGGTAGATGATTGGCAGGATAAAGATTAGAAGTTTTATAATAACTGTGGTGCTTTATGGGGAGTAGAGGAAGATGGCTATTACATTCCTGCTCCACCGGATTCTAACCTTTATGGAAATGTAGAATGGACTGTTTACGCTAATAAAGATACTAAAGGTAAATGGGCTAGAAATAATAAGAGGGATAAAAAGAACAGCTATAACGGATTCAAGCCAAAAGTAGTATTATTTAAGGGATTGGATATAACTGTAGGTTATGCTGATGATGCTATGAATGATGATGCTGCTAGCTCTGATACAGTCTATACTAATGATGTATCTACTCTAAGCAGTGTTAAGCCTATGGATGAAATCAAGTTTAAGATTTGTACCTATGACGCTAAAACGCCTTCTTACTCCACTGTAGATTATCTAGTGGGTTCTACTTCCAACTACTTAGATAGGACTTATAATCAATCTACTAGACTATCTCTAAGGCAGGAACAGCATTTTATTATAAAGAATGTATCTCAGTATGAAGAGCCTAGAATACTTTTTGAGTGCAATCTGAAAAACAGCCTTAATATTAAGCCGTGGACTTTACTAACAGATAAAACTCTTAACGGTAAACATTTTATAGTAGATACTATTGAAATTGATTATAAGATGAATCAGATGGCTCTTAACTTAATTGAGAAAGCAAATACTTACAAATATGAAGCTACTTAAATATGATAGAGGAAAATCCGGCAGCACTACTATTATAAATGGTGGTGGCTCTTCTAGTAGTGGTGAATATCCACCTACTAGGGGAGGTGGTGATGATAGAACTATTTGGGGTTAGTATGATGGCGGTGATGATATAGATGGCTCTATGGTAGTAAATGGTAATGTTACTATCTAGGCTATTGTTCCGCCTACTTATGAAGGTGGTGATGATGGTGATGGTGAAGATGAAGAGGTGGAAACTGGTGGAGGTAATCTAACTGTAGAGTTAAAGATTACTTCTAATGAGGTTGAAGCTAATGATATTTACGCCAAACAGCATCTATATATTCCACACCCTACTACTAAGGCTAAGACTGGTATAGTAGAGCTTCTTAAAGGCTATGATACTAGGATTACAAATAACTCCACTAACATAGCATCCAATAAGACGGAAATAGACGCTCTGAAAGGCAGAGTAAGCACCGCTGAAACCAACATAACTAATCTTACTTCTAAAGTAAACAGCAACACTACAGCCATTACAAACAATACTACCAATATCTAGGCTAATGCTGATGAGATTGAGAAGTTAAAGAATCAAGTAAGTAATATCAGTGGAGATATTGAAGGGATTGATTTAACTGAGATTACCAATACCCTTAAATCTATATAGGAAGAGCTGAAAGTGTGCAAGTATGGCAATTATCAGCATCCAGTAGTATTACTAGCCGGAAAGATTAGGAAATATAGCTATGCTAGTGCCACTGGCTTATTTACATTTGAGGGGTGTAAATCGGAGCTTATTACAGACTTGGCTATTACTGCTGATGGTGGTACTCTTTATGTAACTCCTACTTTTGCAGATAATACTTCTGTTTACATTAATGCTATTCACGTTACTTAGGAAATGAGTGGTGATACAGCTAACAATGATACAGCCACTAAATCCACTCACAGCTCTAATGTGTCTATAAATGGTAGAAGTGATGGCGCACACTGGTTTGAAGCCTATTATGAAGATAAGAAGTTTAAGATTAGGGAATTTCACTAGAGAAATGCAGATAATGATAGCTGGGGTAATGATTATTGGGGTGGTGATGGTGGAGGTATCAGAGCCATTAACATTACTGTAATCGGTTATCTCTTTAAGTTGAATTAAGTATTTATTTAACAATTTATTACCAAAATGATTAAGGATTACAGATGGAAAGACCTATGTATTAAGGATAAGATTCAGTATGCTATGGCTATTGTGCTTATTGCTGCTGGTGTGATTATCGCCTTCTTATCCTTTTTCCTTAACGCCTTTAATATTGCTACTGGCACACTTATCTTTATTGCATAGTGCTTTATTACTGCTGGTGGTATATTTGGGGTAAGCATCTACTTTAAGTCCAAAATTGGAGAGTTTTCTAGTAGTGCTACACAGAAAATAGAGAAGATTATACAGAAAGCGATTAATGGAGAAGGTGATGAAGCTAACTCTGAATCGGAAGTTTAAGAAAGATACCTACAGTATAGGGAAGCTCTATGTAAATGGAGAATGGATAGCTGATACTGTAGAGGATAAGGATAGAGGATTATCTGATAAGGATTCTCTAGAGAAGATTAAGGCTACTAAGGTATATGCTAAGACAGCTATTCCACTTGGCACTTATAAGATAGCTATGGGTGTTATCAGTCCTAAGTTTAGCTAGAAGCCATATTATAAGAGCTTCTGTAATGGAAGGATGCCCCGGCTTCTTAATGTAAAGGGATTTGATGGTATCTTAATACATAAAGGCTCAACAGCTAATAGTAGTGCTGGATGTATCATAGTAGGTAAGAATACAGTAGTAGGTGGTGTAACTAGCAGTTAGTATTACTTTGAGAAGCTATATAAGCTGTTAGATTCAGCCTATAAAAGAGGTGAATCTATTGAAATAGAGATAGTATAAGTGAGGGAATCTCACATTAGCTATTGCTAGTGTGGGATTTTCTTTGTAATTTTGCGTAGCAGTTGGAGAACTGCTATTAACACCCCTTCTTATTTGATTAGATGATGATTTGAATATCCAATGAACTATCTAATTCAAAGAGATATGCAGTTGACTAACAATCATTTTGAGGCACTGAAGTCGATAGGCTTCGACCTCGCAGCAGACAAGGGAGTGTTAACCGAGTATTTCACCACTATCCGCACCGAAAGCCACTTCTTTACGAAGCAGGCAGATGGTACGGTGGTATGTGCCGAAGGCAAAACAAAAGCCGAAATCACACAGAAAATGATGGCTTGGGCTGTCAAGAAAGGCGTTGAAAACGCTTCTGTGGAAATCTGTGAGATGCTTGCCAAAGCAGCTACAGACCGAAAGAACGCTATACTGGAAGCTCAAAAGGCTACAGTAGATGCCGACTTGGAGAAGGCTAGAGCTGAGGTAGCTAGACTTGAAGCTCTCAAGGCTCAAGTTGGCTAAGATACTCCGAACTCACTAGAGCCAGTGGATTTATCTGCTGGCTCTTTTTATTGTGTAGTCCACCGATTTTTAGTAACTTTGCATCATCATTCAGTAGTTAGTTACTCTTTGTGTAGAATACCCTGCTATTGGGGTAACTAAAATTCTATAAGATGCAATACTTTGACATTCTGAAGAAGCTGGATGAGGTTAGCAATAATCCTCACGCTGGCTATCGCTTCCGCTTTGTGGATGCTTTTCTTAACGCCTTTGACGATAAAGAAGTAATCACTAAGGAGCTGATAATAGAGGTGATAGGTGAAATCTGTGATGATTTACACAATGCCGCTTACTTCTTTGATTCTCTTATTGAGGATATAGAGAAGGCTAATAGCAATGAGGAAATGATAGGACTTCTCTTGGAAGAGCCGAATCTGTAAGCTAACTCCTTAGAGCTGGTAGGGGTAACTCTATCGGCTCTTTTTATTTTATAAGTTATGGCGCTATTAGAGAAAATATTAGATACAGTTACTCCTAGAGCTGAATTAGATAAGAAGCTAGAGGAATTATCAACATATAAATACGGCAGCACTCCTATAAATAGTGGTAACGGTAGTGTTGATTGGCTAATTGGTAGTTTGGAATCGGTGGAGAATATGCTGATATATCCGAACACTAAAATTATCAATGAGCTTAATACTTCCTTTATAGACTTGATGAAGATTGATTATGGCTATAGGAGTAAGCGATTAGTGCCGATTATGATTATAAGGAATCTGATAGATTTAGCAGCCTTCCTATATGCCTATACTATATATGAGGATAAGAAATCTTATCTGAACAGATATAAGAAAGGTAATTCACTTAATCAATTCTATGCTAAAGGTGGTAATTTAAGCTATGGTAAAGTAATAGGATGGCTGGATGAAAGAAATAATGGATTACTGAAACTCTATAAGTATTGTTGTACCTATGTTCATTCCGGCTATGATTCTAATAAAGCTAGTAGTGTATGGGATTACACTATAGATACTGGGTATATTGGATTCTTAGGCAAAGAATATAAGCTAAAGGAAGAGGACTTTACAGAATGGCTATTAGATGGAATGATAGATAGAACTATATTTGACTATGAAGAGGAATGTGATATAGTTGATGCTTGTATATGGGTTAACCAGATACTCACTACTCTTATTGGAGAGATAAGAGAGGAAGAAATGGAAAAGTAATGTAAAGTACAGAGATAGTCAACTGTCATATTTGTGTTAAACATTTTTAACAATAAGCCATTAGGCTGATTCATAGCACTTTCTAAATATATGAGTAAATAGCAAAGAGCAGCACCTGTTCGCAGCTATACATGGCGTGGCTGCAACTCGTCCATCGTAAAGGCCTCAATTCGCTGATCATCGCCCAGCAATGTGTCGGAAGCGAGGAGATAAAAGATATGTTCGACCGCATGATCGGGTGTTATCCCGCGGAACTGCTCGCCGACGAAGGAGAACCTGCAGCGCGTGGTGGAAAACTTGTGGAATGGGTGGGGAAGAGCCGCACCATGTTTCGCGTCACTGCGCGCAACTGCAAGGTAAAAGTCGGCACCGCCGAACGTCCAGATTCCTGTCGTGGGGGAGACTACAGCCTGGTGCACTGCTCCGAAGTGGGAGTCTGGCGCAAGACCCTCGGCAAGACTCCCGAAGACATACTGCGTTCTGCCTGTTCCGGAGTATTGCTGCAGCCAATGACCATGATTGTCTACGAATCCACCGCCAACGGCACAGGCAACTTCTTCCACCGCGAATATGAGGCGGCTCGTCGTGGGCAGTCACAGTTCAGGCCCATGTTTGTCAGCTGGTATGAGATCGACCAGTACTCCCTTCCTCTTGACGAGGAGGAACGGTTGCGGTTAGCGTCGCGTCTCTGGTCTGGCCGCGGGTCGGAAGCGGCGCCCAACGACCGCGAGCAGCCCGGCTCATATCTATGGTGGCTGTGGGAAAAAGGTGCCACGCTCGAGGCTTTGGCGTGGTACATATCCGAACGATCCAAATACTCCGATCACGGACTCATGGCTTCCGAATATCCGAGCGACGATGTGGAGGCGTTCGTCCATTCCGGCGCACGCGTGTTCGACCGTTACCGTGTCGAGGCATTGCGTGCGGCCTGCACGGCGCCGGCGGCACGCGGCGAGATAGATGTCACCGGCGCGGGATATGCCGAAGGTATATATCTGTCCGACCGCGAGCGCAGGGCGTTGCTGCGCGAAGTGGATTTCATACCCCTCGGCTCAGGGGGCTGGCAGATATGGAAACAGCCCGGCGTAGATCCGGGCTGCATGATTTCCGACCGCTATGTGGCGGTGGTGGATGTCGGGGGCAGATCGTCAAAGTCCGACTGGTCAGTGATCGTGGTGTTCGACCGTGCGCCGATGGCGTCGGGAGGTGGACCGGAGGTCGTGGCGCAATGGCGCGGCCACACCGATTTCGACCTGCTTGCCTGGCGTGCGGCCAAAGCCGCGGCCTATTACGGCGACGCTCTTCTTGTCATCGAGAGCAACACACTCGAGACGCGCGATCCCGACCGCGACACCGACGGCAACCAGTCGAATTTCATACTCAACCGCCTGCGCGATGTTTACGCCAATCTCTATGCCCGTCCGCGGAGCGAGGAGGAGATAGCGCGCGGCGCGCCGACACGCTATGGTTTCCACACCAACGTCGCCACCAAGCCGATGATCATAGCCACGCTGGTCAGAGTGATCCGTGACGGACTCTACACCGAGCGCGACCAGGCGTGTCTTGACGAATATCTTTCATACGAAAGGAGGCAGAACGGATCGTTCGGTGCGATAGCCGGCTGTCACGATGACCTGTTGATGACGCGTGCGATAGGACTGCATATATGCTTCCATGAGCTTGACGCCCCGCGCCGCGTCACTGCCGTGACGAATTCACGCACTCTCCCTTCCCGCTCTGCCTCCGGAACTTCTTTTGCCTTATGGTGAACCGGGA